GGTGCCTCAATGTCATTCAAGTGCTTGGAAGCAGTACGTAACTCAGCAACTGTAAGGTTAGTGGCTACAGTGGCAGAGAAGCCAGTATCAGCATCCTGATCGTTAGTGGTAGCAAAGGTAACGCCAGCCATAGTATCAATGATAATCTGATCTTCACGACGACCAATTGCCTTAGCAATAGTCTGCGCTAGCTCAGTACGCTCATCAAAGTTAACCTCAGCTTGGTCGAAAATATCGGTATACTCTGGAGCATTCCAATTCTCAAGATTAGCTGTTTGACGCGCGTGTGAAATATCCATAGGCGTCACATCAGCTTGAGAAGCCTTCTGATTCGCCAAACCTTTACCCATACGTGTGAATTTATAGGCTTCACCGACAACACCTGTTCGTACAGTTACGCACTCCCGAAGTGTTTTCATACCTTGATATTCGTGCTTAACCTCGGAGTCAAACTCCGTGACCGCAGCATTAGTTAGATTCTTGGACATGATTTGTCCCTCCAAATATAAAACAAGTCTTTCAGCTTTCGCGCTTGTCCTAATGGGGCGCTATTACTGTGATAAATTAATATCCGTAATATCGGCCCTGGAGGGTTATCGATAGGATGTTTGTATTATATGCCTATTTTAGATAGTTGCAAACTATGGGACGTTGTTCTCTATATTAGAAATAGTCATATTAACCATAGTGCCGTTATTAGTGTTAACTGAGTTATCACCAATAGTAGGATAAGAGTCACCATCACCCATACGCCAGTAACCTACTAGATTACCCGTAGGGCCAATACTATTCAGGTCATCAGGTGTGCCGCTATTGTAAATAGTCGTAATCTCTGCCCCTGATAGCTCTTTATCGTAAACAGCCAGCTCATCTAAATTAGCGTTAGAAAATCCAACATCATCAGTATAACCAGCCTGGAATTTAGCCGTTGCGGTAACAGAGCCACTAAAGTTATTTTGATGCGTAGTCAGTGACTGCGATACACCGTCAAAGTAAATCTTCACACCTGCCGCTGTTTCTGAGCCATCATAAGTTACGGTTAGATAAGTCCATTGATTATTAGGGATATTAGACGCTTCTACCTCTATAAAGTTGGCAGGGTTATCAGATCGCAATCTGAAAAATATATCACGCCCGCTATCTTGCTCTAATTCATAACCAGAACCATCATCAGCAATCCGCCTTACTATTCCACCCCTATTCTCATCAGTCCACACTGATAAGCTAAATGGATCGGTGGATGCAAAGTTAAGCGCAGAACCAGAACCAAACTCTATGGCCTGTTGCCTCATACGTCTAAACATAATGGAATAGGTGTTAGTCCAGCCACCCGCAGCAATTCCCGTTACCGTTAATGTATTAGAATCCGCCCCATAAGCATTGCCCGCGGTAATCTCGATAGTTTGCGCCCCTAATGTCACCTCGCCCTGCACCTGACCATTAGACTGATTAACCGTATAAAGCCCAGTGGTTGAAATATCAAACCATGTAGGGTCATCATCCGCCGTTATGTTATAGGAGAAATGTTCGCCAACAATCGCATCAATATTAAATTGCGATGTTAGCGTAGGCTTAACCCCACCATTTCCACCTTCTACAAACTGAGCATTGAGATAATTGATTACTGTAGCCCTATCACCACCCGCGCTAGTTCCATTCTCTTGCAATATCCTTGTATAACTAATCGGGCCTAATAGCTGTTTAGTTCTATTTGTTTGGTCAATTAAGTCTGGATAAGTAACAATAATGCCATCAGCACTACCAGGATCAGCGGAAGCCAATAACGCACCATTACCAGGGGTAAATTCTTTCGCACCCTCAACAATTACCGATTGCTGGGAATTACTGTAAAAAACTCTAATATCAGCCATTTTTATTCACCACTGCGCTTAATAGATATGCGGATAAGTATAGCTTCGCATCAGCAGAACATTTAACCTCATAATAAACCCCGTTATCTCTTACGCTCTCTGTAACAGGAAATGATGTCTGTATAGCAAATATATTGCTTTCACCAGCATCAACCGCCAAAGGCTGGATAGTAGGGCCATAGAAATTAGCACCCCCGCCCGTATCAATTAACCCTCTCACTTGCAGGGTGGCATTTGCTGTAGATGGCTGAATACCAAAGTTAATAGAAAAATCAAACCACTGCTCAGCTAAAGGGAAGTTAAACTTATCATTAATGGAATCATAATAACTAAAAATTCCATCCGGCAAGTTAGTCGCTGTTGGTATCTGGAACCCGTTATTAGGTATTCGAGTCCATACGTCAGCCGTTAAATCAAAGCCAGTCTCAGGCGTTAGATACTCAGTATCAAGCAAGAACTCCCAGCCTAAAGAAGAGCTATCGCCAGCAAAATCAACAGGTACAGCCGTAGTAGTGTCAGAAGTAACACGCAATACAGCATGGCCACCATTAAAATAAAGCAGTATCCAATCACCTTCGTCTAACTGGAATTGCTTATCCTCAAAGTAACCCGCCGTAGTGACTGTGGATAAATCATCCTCGGTCGTATAAGAATAAACCGATGCAGGGGGTGCGGATTGCGCTCCTACCGTTGCAAATGTTGATTGTTCAAACATACACCCCCCATTTTATTATTGACCTACTGTAATTATGTTCTCGCCTGGTAAAGCCTCGGCAAACTTCTGTCTAACCATCTTGGCATATTCAGGATCGGTTTGCATCTTACGGTTCCCATGCTCATCCTTAGCAAATTGCAGCTTCTGCAACTCTTCCATTGAAATAGCGCTAGCTGGATTAGCATCGCTAGTCTGCATTGGGGCATTCTTTGACTTGGCAATCAATGCCTCAATAGCTGTAACGCTAGCCGCTGTTGTGGCCATTTCGGTTAATCCTTCCACCTGTTCAGGGGTTAGATTAGCCTTAGCCCAGTTCTCAATGTTATTAACGCGCTGAGCAGCATTATCGCCCAGTTTAGCCATTTCCTCGGCTTGTCGAGCTGTTTCAGCATCCTCGGCACCCAGGCTATCAGCATACTGACCTTCCACAAACATATTTACCAGCTTGTTAGCCATGTCCTGATTCATGCCCGCTTCTTTGGCCAATTCAGTAAACTGACTAATTAACGGGTTTTCACCATCTAACTCGACACCCTTCTCTGTCAATTGCTCAGATAAGGAAAACTCATAGGACTCAGGCGCACCCGTAAAGGCACCAAACCTGCTGGATAGCTGGTTATAAGACTCAAGCACCGCATCATTGTTGACGCTCTTTGTCTCATTGTTCCAGAACTTCTCTGGCACATTCTCAGGACGCTCAATAGCATTAGCCACTACATCGGCATCACTCGGCGTATCTGCTGGGTTATCTACAACATCATTCATATCATTCTCCACTGTGGTTTTCATGATACCCATACTGCACTTCGGCAGCTTTACGGGCATTTATTGCATCTTCTTTATCTTTAAAAATACCTATATATTTTGACCCAATCGTAACCTGCCAACTCTCGCTGCGCTCAATCCATGCAATACCTAAGTCTTTTCCTTTTCTATTTCTCTGATTTTCAGTATTCGACACATCCCTTAGATTGCCAATCCTATTATCACCCTTCTTTTGATTGATGTGGTCAATCATGTCTGTAGGCCAATCACCATAAGTATATAACCACGCTAGACGATGGGCGAAATAATAAGCGCCTTTAAGAAATATTCTCTCATACCCTCTGTGCGCCTTTGTCGCAATCTCGCCAGCCTTAGCCCTCGGCCTATCCTCTCTCCAAACAAAGATGCCAAATTGCGGATTATAGTAAAGAATGCTTCTTAAGTAATCTTGGGTAATATCCACTATAGTTCTTGCTCCACTGATTGTATTGCGGTGATGATATTTCTAATGAATCTCTTTTCACCTTCGTTTAGGCCAGCAGCCATGACGGTACTGTCCTGGTCTAGCGTAGGGGTCATTATGAGGCTGTCTCGCCACTTAGCTAATAACTCCACACCATCTTGATTCTGCACAAATACCTTATGCAACAGAATGTTATTTTGCTCCATAGCATCTTTAAAGCTATTGGTTTGCTCTAAGCCCTCATCAAGAAAGGCATCAATACTATTCTCCGGTAACGCTTCCACTGTCTAAACCCTCTTGTTGTTGGGCTGCTTGCATTATTTGTTGTGATGCAGCCTTTATATCGTCTGCGCTTCTCGCTAGATCAGCCGTTGGTAATCCTAATTTCTCAGCAGTCCAATTAGGGATGTTTTCAACCTGAGCACCCAATGCCACTACTTCTGGAGGTAATGTCTGCATCTGTGCCCACCATACCTGGAATGACTGGAACTCTTCCTGTTCCTCAGCCTTTGCCAGTGGCGACTGCATTCTAATAGAGACTTCCTTTCCATCCACCTTAATAGCCGGTAATCGACCATTGGACGCCAATATCTCAACACCACGCTCAACAATTGGCTTGATCTTCTCTGTGTTTAATCGACCAAAAGAAGCCCCAGAAGTCCTTAGCATCTCCTGAGTCCTTAGCATGTTCTCAGTGGCAGACCTAACAGGGTCATCAATATCACCCATAGGATTAGCAAACAGGGCTTTATTAATATTGGCCTGCAAGTCCTCAAGGATAATCTGACCAACATCCAAGCGCCCACTGTTATCAAGCGGCTTCATAGATGGATTCTGATTAGAGTTACTGCCCACTGGAATGATAGAGCCAGGCGCAATCCGTACGGTATGCGGGTTCCACGTGCCATCAGACAGAGCCGTATAAACACCTGTCATCTGTAAGGCACCGTTCTTTAAGATGTACTCCTTAACCTTGTTAGCAGTACGAATATCCGCCAATACATCAATGACAGGGCCACGACCATACACCTCACCAGGAATAACATTAGTCCGGTAGATAATTAAAGGTGAAGTGGTAAAGGACTGCGTGAAGATTAATTGCTTCTTAGGCTCATAAACGACTATTTGGTGCCATTGACCATCAGCCTTAAGCACACCGTTGATAATCTTGATCTTCTCATCTGGAGCTTTATCTATCTTTTTCTGTAGGTCATCACCGAAGTCGCCCTGTGGCCACATATCAGGCACATTACGGGCAGGAACCTCATGCTCACGCCAGCCAGTATTCTTGGCACCCTCACCCGCCTCTAGGTACAACTGAGCCAATGGAATAGACGTAAACTTAAATAACGGCTCGCCCTCTAGCTCGTTACCCTCTTCAAAGAACATAGCACCCGTTGAAATAGCTAAATCCTGATCAGACTCAGTGGATTGATTAGAATAATCAGATTCATCAAGGTGATTAAAGAAAATGTCCGTAGCTTCTTCTAACTGCTTATTGAGATTATCCCTATCCCCTTTTGGCGTATCAGTGCCCGCAACAAAATTAAACCATTGCTTCCATGGTGGTGTATGTGCCGACTGAATACGGGCTGCATACGTTCTAACACCAGCAACCGCAGTACTATCATAGATATGGCGGTTCTTTTTCTGGCCTGGAGAATGGAAGTTAAATG